CAAAAATATTCAATATACTCACAGATTTTGGTTTTTTAATCTCTGCTAATATTTGTTCTTGTGTTGCAAAACCTGGTATTTTACTGCGATTTATATCAGCTTGTTCTGATGGTGATAAAGGGTCTCTTTCACCACTAAACCCATCACGGTTGTTTCGAGATAATTTTGAATTTTGACTTACTATTGACATTCTTAATCTCTTGTTGAAAGTTCACCATAGATTTTACCTAATAATCTATGAGATTCTGGGTCACTAAATGTATTTTCACCTATACTTGCTGCACCTGCTGCAGCACCAACAGTTGAAGCTTGATTATTTCTAACTAATCTTGATAATTGTTCTACATTCACACCAACACTATCAGCTAAAGCCTTTCTCTGTATAACATTCATTCTGTTAAACTCAGCTTCACCACCAACAGCTCTTAGTATTTCTTGTTGCATTCCCTCAATATCATTATTAAAAGCTAATTGACGAGCTTTATCAAGATTGATTTGTCTACCTAGTAACAATGAAGCTTCTAATTGTTTTTCAATAGAAGATTCAAAATCAAGTAATGATTCTGCTGTACCTGCTAGAACACTCATATCTAATCCTAACTTTCTTGCAGCTACACCAGCTCCAATTAAATTTTGACTACCATCTTTAGCAAATTGAGCGAAAAATTCAGCATTCTCAGCGATATCTCTAAATATATCTGCGGGGGCTAATCCAGCTGAACCTATAAGTTGTCTATTTATTTCAATCTGAGCTAACAGAGCTTCTCTACTAGCACCTGATACTGATTCCATTACAGAAAGTACTTGTGTTAATTGGGCAGCTGTAGTACCACTTTGCATTGCAACTTTAGCTAAATTAAGACTAAGACCTAACGCCTCATCTGTAGTAGCACCTAAATTATCTCTTGCGGCTTTAAAAGACTCTTTTAAATCTTCAGCTTCTAAACCTGATAACGCTGCTACTTTTTCTAATCCAAAAAACGCTGCTTCTAATTTAACTGCTTCTATTGCAGAAACACCTAAATCTTTTCTTGTTTCTGCTATTTTCTTTGCTACACCTGTAACTACTTTATAAATTGAAATGAATACTGCGATCGCTATACCGATTGGGCCTAATAAAGCTTGCATACTCATTGCAGTTTGTTCAGCTCCCTTTGCAAAAGAAACCATTCCAGGGGCTAAATCTTCAATAGCATCAGCTGTTTCTTGAGATTTCTTAGCTAGTTCGTCATAATTATCAACTTGTTCTTTTGTTAAATCTCTTTGACCCACTAATGACGCGTGAATATCCTCTTCATTACTCAATCTGGATTTTGTTAATCTGAGTCCAGAACTGAACAATTTACCAAGTTGTTTTTCAGTATCTAATTGTTTATTAGCAACTTCATTTGCTTTTGTAGCTAAATCAAGTTGACTCTGTTTCATAAATCGACCAGTAACAGGTGACCTTGCACGTTCTTTAGCCATTTAATTTCCTATTTAGATATTTTTTTTGCCCAAGAAGGTCGTTCGCCTCTATTTATGGCTTTGATATCAGATTTTGATAATGTTGATTTGCCAGTTCTTTGTTTTACGTATGAATTGACTTTTTCACGAGATTTTTCTAAATCACTTAAAAGATTTCCAAATTTAGGGTCTTTTCTCTTTAGACCTTTTAAAATAGCTGGACTTAATCCTTTACCTATAGCACTAAAAAGAGCAGATACGAAATCTTCTACAATACGTTCACTGGCTTTTTTATATTTAGACATCAAAATCTCCATTAATTTATTTGTTATAACTCAATAATAAATATCAATTATATGTAAAATTATCGTTTGAATGTACTTTTATGTTTGTTCATTTCTTTTTGCATCTCAGAAGCTTCTTTTTTATAATACGTTTGTAAACGTTTTAAATAAAAAGTTCTGAGATATATGGGGAGGTCGTAGACTTCACTAAAAGTAAAGCCTCCTTTTGAGTTCAATATTATTTGAAATATTTCTTCGTGTATTCTAAGTTTATACTCCGACGGAAGGCCAAAAAAATCGAACGGTGATTGGAATCACCACTGCTGTCTCCTTCCCTTCTGAATCAACTATCTTTGTAGTCATATCCATGTCAGGTGTGATTTCAGATAAATACTTTCTAAAAGCTAAGGAATCTCTTGATAAAAACTCATTATCAACAAAGTTGTTAATATGTGATTTTTCACTATTACCATCTACTGATAATATCATATGTTTAAGACGAGTTGTTAATTCAGATGTTTGTGTTTTTGAAATTTTTTCTCTAGCCTTTGCTTCTACATCTATCTTTTTTTCATCACTACCTGTAAGTAATTTAAAAGTAATTATTCGTTCTGAAGTTGGTAATTTAAACTCAAACTCATTTTTACCACGAGTAAATTTACTGAAATCTAATTTAACTGGTTCAAGTTTTGATAAATCAACTGATTGTTCTTCACCGTCATAAGTAAATTGATAATCTTTACCATATCCAAGAACACGAGCGGCTACCATTATAGCATTCTTATCACCAATAAGTAAATCATCTAACTTAACAGATTTATCTACTACTAGTGATTCCAATAACTTGTCTATAACTGTACCTTGTTGTATTAGATTTTGTGAAGTAAGAATATCTTCTTCTTTCGCAGTCATATATTTTATCTCTACTTTACCACTAGATAAGGGATGACCATCAAAGTAGAAATACCCTTTAGATGGTAAATCTACCATCTCTGTAGGGAATTTGTAATCAGCCATAAATGACTCCTATGTGAGATTATTATAGTTTAAAACCAATTATAAATATAACCTTTGTACGTGAATAACAATTATTTTTTACCAGGCATTACCTTGTCTTTGATAGGTTTAAGAACCATATCGAAAATGATATCGTCATACTTGGTTGGTGTCATTTTAACGATTTTTTCTAAAGCGTAAATAACGACCAAAATGTATTCCCAATTTGCTACTATCCAATCACTCATTTTAAACTCCTAGTATTGTAAGATTGCGTAATCATATTTAAGTGTTAATGTAATTTCAGCTGGGTCACTTGTTGCGTAATCCAAATCACCGAAATTAGCTGTTTCTATATATGTACCTTTTAATGTCCACTCTTCAACTACATCACCTACTGGACCCAACATATTAAAAGTTACATCTTTTTTGTAAAAATCTGAATAACCATCACGACCTGTTACTGATTCGTGTGATAATCTAACCCATTCCATAACTGCTTGTGCACCACTTGGGACAACTGGGTCATAAAGTACTATATCAATCGGCTGCCAAGCTCCTTTACCTTTAATATATCGTTTGACATTGATATGGTCAAGAATAATTTCCTCAAACTGTATCTGAGGTCTGTTAGCTGCCTTGATTAAATATGCCGGTACACCTTCAATATACATAATGAACCGATTTTTTGTTTTCGGCTCAAACGGAGTAAACATAATTTCTGAAGGGTCTAATGTAGCCATTAAAATTCTCCTGTATCTAATTAATTCTTCTATAATAAATATCATTCAATCAAATTTTTAATAATTTTCATATAAACAAAAAACCCCCACCGAAGTGGGGGTTTTTATTATACGCTACATTATTTTATAAGTCAAACTTATTCAGGAAATGTTGCTCCTGTTGGTTGAACAACAAAGTCAAGTACGATAAACTCTGCAGTTCTCGTAGGTTGAATAAAGATTTGTCCAACTAATTGATTTCTATCAACAACATCAGGTGTATTATTAGAGTCATCCATTACTACTCTGAACGCACTTAATCCACTATTGGACTGAACTTGTTCTAGGTAAGGATTGACAATGTTCAAGAAACGATTTCTTAATGCTTGTGTATTTTGTTCAAATACCAAGTATCTTGAAGATGATGCAATGAACTTTCTCAATGCAATCAATAATCTACGAACATTGATTCTATCTAACGCTGATGTGTTAGATTGTAGTGTTTTCTGTCCGAATACCACTACACCTTGACCTGGGAAAGAAGCGATTGGATTGATTCTGTTTTCATAAAGGTCATCCCTTTCTGAATGAGTCAATCTTGTTTTGGCTTCTGTTACTGTTGTTAGACCACCACGATTAAGACCTGCTGGTGCAAACCATTCGTGAGCTACTCTATCGGTGTAAGATATCAC